GTTTTTATTAACGATGCCATAATATTACCTTTTTACTATATATTTAATTTGTTTGCAATTTTTAACTTTACGCTGAATCTCCAACTGTTATTTCAGCTTTGCTTTGTTTTAACTTAACATAAATATCCATTCTTCCCCCACTTATGATCCAACTATCTTTTACGGAATAATTATAAGGAAGAAACCATATTTTATATCCTCTAGCGTGTTCTCCTGTAATTGGATAATTAGCACTTTGTTGTTCTCTGTAAGCTGCGTAACCATTAGATGTCATACCAGTATAATTCCACTGACCTGAATCATTTGCCTGAGCTGCAGTAAGATCGAACTGAAATCTAGGTGCGTAAATTTGATTATAAATTTTAATCTGTCCTGTTAATCCTGAACGCCACTGACTTAACTGATTGGTAGATGTAAAATTTTGTTCAGGTCCGTCATAATAATCTGATGCTGTTGTAAGATAGTTGCTAGTAGGTCCTGTCATGGCTAAACCATAATCTTTTCCATAATAACTTCCTCCACTTGGACTCCATGTTCCTTCGTTAGAATCTCCACTAGCACCAATAGATTGTCTAGCGAAACTACTACTAGTTGCATATTGTGCGACTTGAAGCCAATTCCAAGATTGCGTACCTAGTGGTATTCTTGTTCCTGCTGCTGACATAGGTTGTAAAAATATACAAGTATTTGATCCTTGAGTTCCACTACTAGCTCTAAAACCTAAAAAATCTAATTCAATTCTAAAAGATTCAATATCTGCTGTACTTGATGCTAAAGATGTAGGAACTATAAACTCAACAAAATTTTTATCAGATATGTAATTATTGTAATCTATTGTTGTAAGAAGTGTTTCTCCTTGAGGATTTAATGTAGCAACACCTCCTACTGACGCACCTTTAACTTTAAAACCACCTGCACCATCTGTTACAATAGCACTACCATCACTACCATCTGTTAATGGTAATTTCCACTTAGTTGTACCGCCCTCTTGTTGTATTGAATCAACAACAATACCTGAACCATTATTTACAAAAGTTGTACCTGCTGGTGATATTGTTGCTTTTACACCATCACTAATTGTTACTTGAGCATAAGCATTAATCCCAGGAGCAAATAAAGTATCTGCTGTTATTGTCGTAACATCTGTAAAGTCTGTTGTTCTATCCATAACTGTACTGTTGGATATATCAACAGCATATAAATCAGCACTATCAGTAACAGTTAGTGTTTGACCTGATGTAACTGTGTAATCTGAAGAAGTAAAGAAAGCCTTATTAAATTGAAGAGTACCTTTAAATTGACCCCCAAGAGCTTTATTAGTTGTTAGTGTTTCAGTAAATATAGCATCTGTTTCTACAACATTATTTGCAAGATTTGTGTCAGAAAAAGCAGCGTTTTCAGCTGGATATGTGGAGAATATTTCTGGTGCAGCTGCAAAATTAACTTTATTATTTGAATTAGAAGAGCTCTTTACTTTATCACGACTTAGTGTCCAATTAGGACTACCTGAGGTTAATGTTCCTTCACCTACTTCAAATGTATTATTTACATTATCAACAGCACAATAAAAAACTTGATCACCAGTAGTATGAACTGACGCAAATGTTCTAAAGCCACCTGTAGAGGCACTTCCTGATAAGGTAAAAGTTCCTGTTCCAGTAGTTGTAGCTTCCTGCTTGGTTCTATCAAAAAATTTAAGAGCCATAGTCTAACTACCTTTAAAAATTTAAACTATTCTGATAATAGCGTTTGTTGCATCGGGTGTTGGAAATTGAATTGTAAAATCTCCAGAACTTGATGACTTGTCAGATCCAAAATCAAGAATTGCTACTGATTTATTAGATTGTGTTGAATTATAAATCATTGCACCACGAGCTGTAATAGTAGAAGTACTCCACGTTGTATCAGCAAAATCTGTAATAGCAGTAGTTCCTGATGGATTTGATGGTGTTACATTAGTTAATGTATTTCCTCCAGATGTGTAAGCAGTTCCAGAAGCTTCATTGGTTGTTGTAAATGCGGTAGTACCTGCACCTAAAGTTGCAGATGATGTATATAGAGCAATTTTAAATGTTGCTCCTGTATTAGCAGATCGACCGCCACTACCATTAGTAAAATTATGAACACCTTGAAGCATTTCAACTTTAAAGCTGGTGGTCATTGCTTGAGTTATTGCCATTTTATATTCTCCTTATAATTTCGGCTATATCATTGTGTCCCTGTGAGGACAATGTACCACATATAGTTGTACGTTCAGACAAGATAGCTTGTTTTATGTAATAAGTCATTACACTTCTTACATTTTCTTTAAATGCTTCTGCCTGCTCTCTAATTGCAGGAGGAGCGTCAGCGGATACAGAAATAATTTTATCAGTAGCTCTATCAGCCCAATAATCAACTCCTAATCCGGTATTGTTTGTAGTTACCACTTCTACTTGACCTAATTTAGGTCCTAGTTCTTCTGTAAACATTAAGTCACCTCTATTCTTAAACTATCAAAACGATTTTCATATTCTGCTAAAAGGGTAGGTTCGCCCTTCATAAATATATAAGCTTCAATTAAAGAACCATACAATAGTGCATTTCTTGAATTTTCAGACAAGTAAGTACCATTTGTGTTTACTGTTAAGCTTGGAGGCCTATATAAATAATTTAATTCCATAGTATAGTTTGCATCAGGAGTAGGAGCAACTAAAAATGTATTGTCCTCACCTGCTGTATTACTACCAGCATCAAAATCTGCGTAATATTTTGGTAATCCATTTAAATTAGCTTGAGCTGGGTCTATGTCATATTCTTGAATAAAAGATGGGTGTTTTTTATCTAAATAATGATAGTCACCATTTGCATCAATTGCTGCTAAAGAAAAAGACGCTAAATAATCTGTAGGACCTTTTAAAAATCTATTTCCTTGCGTTACATTACCTGTCGCTGTTTTTCTAAAAACATTAACTTGCACAAGCTCTAACATTCTTTCTTCAGCAGATATAATAAAATCATTTAAACTACTTACAAAAGTAGCTTCGTTATTTTGTGTGTAATTTTGTATAAGTGTTTTTAATTCTTCTAATGTCATGTCGTTACTACCGTTACTGTTCCTACACTACCATTAATAGAGGAGAATGTAAGTGTTGTACCAATTGGATCTACTACCAAAGAATTAAAAGCATTTACTTTTGTTGTTCTAACTAAACCTTCACCCGCTGGTACATCTTTATCAGGTCTTGGTTCATACAATGCTTGTGGATCAGCAAAGTTTAATCTTACTTCAAGTTGAGGTTGCTTAGGTTCCCAACATTCTGAGCATGTTTTAAAACCATTCCACTCATTGTGTAATTCTTTTAATAGATATCTTTGTCCGCATCTATCACATTGTCCTAGAGCTCTTTTTCCGTTTGCATAAGCCATTAACTAAGTCTCCTATAACTTCGCATAGAAGGTCTAACTTGATAACTTTGACGAACTTCGTCTTGATCAGCAGCTCTTTTAAATTCTTCTTCATAACTTTGTTTTAACAACATAGTTCTTTCTGGTGCTCTTTTGATAGAAAGATAATAAGCAAGACCAGCAGCTAAACATGGGTAAAACCTAAACGGAACTTGCATTGTGTTTGGACCGTAGTCCGCATCTTCTATTCTTCTAAGGTAATTAAATACTAAACTATCAGAATTATTGTTTGATGTAGGCCATACTTGTATTTTTGGAGATATTTGTTTATCTACAAAATATTGACTTGGTTGACCTTGTGTTGATTTATCAGGAATCTGTAAATATTCATTTCTTCCAATAGGTTGAATAATTATGTCAGAAGTGTTTCCGTTATTTAAAGTTCTGTAAGCAACACCTAAAACATCAATAGCACCTTCTGGTAAACTATAATCTGTTTGACCTTGAACTAAAGTCTCTGTGTGTTGAACAACTGTCCATTGATTTAGACCTCTGTTAGCCCAATCAGCTAACATAAGATTTAAGCTTCTTTGAGCAGTTTTTAAATCATAACCAGTTCTTAATTGTAGACCGCATCTTTCAAATGCTTCTTCAACGTATTCTGCTACGTCTAATTCAAAATCTCTACTATTACTGGTCGCCATGTCATTATCCTATCTTAGTAAACTTGCGTCTTCCTGGAGCTATTGCACCACAACCTATATTACCAGTTCTTTCTCCTGGTTTCAAAGGTTGTCCATTATAACTTACTAAACCACCAGAGCGATACTTTTTTATTCCACCAGTAGAAATTTCTTTATTCATTTGAGCTCTTGATATAGGCATATCTAAGCCATCACTAACTTTAATAGCAAGCCTATTACACTTGCTGAAGCACCAATCAATATAAACTCTATTCTATAAAGTCTTTTATCTATTGCATCATATCGTTCGCTACAAGCATCAACATGTGAATCAATTTTAGTTTCTACTGATGCTACTGTAGACTTAGCCATTAGATAGCTCCACCGAAAAGATTAGTGTATACTTCTGGGTTGTTTTGTTGAAGATAATCTTGGTATCCTTGAGAATATCTATCCCCCTCAAATGGAGTATTTAAATAAGAACTGTACTCAGGTGTGTAAACATCACCAGAATAACCATATGTTTGAGGGTTGCTTAGTTGATTATATAATGATGAATAAGGGTTGTAGGCCATTTGATTATAGTTATTACCACCAAAACCACCATAGAACATATTATTCATACCATAACCTGAGCCATATCCTGTACTATAACCAGAAGGCGAGAATCCTAGTCCTGTGTTACCATAAAAAGAACCAATTCCACCTGCATATGGATTCATTCCATATCCATAACCATACCCTGAGTTAAATGGATTGCCATAACCCATACCACCACCATACATAGTGCCGTACATGTTATTGTAACGACCAGCACCTTGTAGTGAATTACGACTTTGCATAAATTGATTTAGTAACCCCATAAGACCGCTGTAGTCTGTTTGTGGTTGGTTTTGTTGAGCTAATAAATTATTGTAAAGTTGCTCATAGTTAATAGATTCAGTTGTATTATCAGTAGTTGTATTATTAGAAGAACCCATATTTGTAGTAGTTATGTCTGGATTTGCTACTGTAGCATCAATAGCACTATTATATGTTGTAATTCCTGGAAATTGAGCACTTACTTCTGACGCAAGACCCATACTAAGATTACCTGTAAGAGGATTTACATAAAAAACTTGATTTCTTCCAGTTCCAGAACCAAAACCTTGATTGTATGGATTGTAAGTATAATTGCCTGTAAATTCAGGCATTGTTGTTGGATCATAACGATTAACTAAATCCATAAAAGACTCATCACCATCATATCTTGCAATTATATCATCAAGATTTGTGCTCCCTTCCATAAAAAATTGAGCAGTGCTACCTAATCCTCTTGCAACTAAAGCGTCGTAAATTTCTTGAGCAGTTGAAGATGGTATTGTATCAGTACCTCCTCCACCATCTAAAGTATCAGTTCCCGCAGAACCATCTAAAGTATCAGT